GAAGTGGTGAAGAACGCCATGTTTGCTATGGCGGACGAAACCAACGCAAAGTTCGATTCCATGCCCAAGACTTGGGCGCAGATTTGGGTTGATATGAAGAATCAGGCCCTTTCTATGTTTGCCCCGATCCTGACCAAAATCAACCAAATTGGAAACAGCACCAAGTTCCAGAAAGTGACCACCGGCCTGATCAATGGCCTTGCCGCTGTTGCGAATGTGGCTTCTTCGGCGCTGGATATTCTGATTGCCATTGCTTCTGTGTTCGTGGATAATTGGGGGATCATTCAGCCCCTTGTTTTGGGGATTGCGGCGGCAATGCTGTTGTATAACGGCTATCTGATTGCCAACAATGCAATCACCGCTATCAGCAATGCACAGAAGGGCCTTGCGGCGGTTCAGGCGTACAAAGCCGCCGTTGCAAACACTACCCTTGCCGCTACCGAGAAGGCGGAAGCAATGGCAAAGGCAAGCGCCACAGCCGCCCAATACGGCTTCAATGCCGCTTTGCTGGCCTGTCCGCTGACTTGGATTCTGTTGATCATCATTGCCGTGATTGCGGCCATTTATATGATTGTGGCGGCAATCAATAAGCTGACCGGTTCCACCATTTCCGCAACCGGAATCATCTGTGGTGCGGTGGCCGTAGCTGGGGCGTTTGTGTTGAACTGTGCCATTGGCGTTTTGAACGCTATCATTCAGGCCCTTTGGACGATCTTTGTGGCCCCGTTCCTTGGAATTGTGGAATGGATTTTGAATGTGTGCAACGGCGGCTTCAACAGCTTTGGTGATGCCGTGGCAAACCTGATCGGTCAAATCATCGGGTGGTTCCTGAACCTTGGTAAAGTTGTAACCACCATCATTGATGCCATTTTTGGAACTGACTGGACTTCTGGCCTTGAAAGCCTTCAAAGTGCGGTTACTTCTTGGGGCAAAAATGAAAATGCAATCACCTTGGACAAAAACGCCCCCACCATCGACTACCGGGCCACCTATTCCGGGGCTTGGGATGCCGGGTATGACTTCGGCCAAGGGATTGATGATAAGATTGGCGGAATGTTTGATGCTTCCGGTTTGGATTCTATGGGGGCTTTCGATTTGAGCAACACCCTTGATGGAATCTATGGGAACACCGGTGGCACCGCCGCCAACACAGCGGCCACCGCTGATGCCTTGGATATTGCTGAAGAAGATTTGGCCTATCTTCGTGACATTGCGGAGCGTGAAGCAATCAACCGGTTCACTACCGCTGAAATCAAGGTTGAACAGCACAATGAAAACCACATTTCCAAAGATGCTGATTTGGATGGGATCATGGATGCTTGGGCCAATGACTTTGCTGAAAAGCTGGAAGTTTCTGAAGAAGGGGTGCATGAGTAATGGCGTATAAACTGTATATGGCGGGAACGCTTATGCCCATCACCCCTTCCAAGGTGACGGTGAAGATCAACAACCAGAATAAGACCATGACCCTGATCAACGGGGAAGAAATCAACATTCTGAAGGCCGCTGGCCTTTCGGATGTGTCCTTTGAATTGGTTCTTCCCCAAGTGTCCTATCCCTTCAGCAACGGTGGGGCGCAAAGCGCCGCCTATTACCTGTCCTTGTTTGAACGGCTGAAGGTGAGCAAGACCCCGTTCCAATTCATTCTGAACCGGCAGAAGCCCGGTGGCGGGATGTTCCATTACACCAATTTGACCGTTGGCCTTGAAACCTATGAAATCACCGATGATGCCGGTGAAGGTTTTGATGTGAAGGTGAAGATCAACCTGAAACAGTACAGAGCCTATGGCACCAAGACCGTGACCGTGCAACCGGCCAAGACTTCCGGGGGAACTGCCACCGCAACGGTTAGGGCGGCACCCCGGCCCACCACAACGGCCCCGAAAGCCGCCACCTATACTGTGAAATCTGGTGATTGCCTTTGGAACATTGCCAAGAAGCAGTTGGGCAACGGGGCCGATTACACGAAAATCTATAATCTGAACAAGGACAAAATTAAGAACCCGAACCTGATCTATCCCGGTCAGGTTCTTACTTTGCCTTCCTGAAAGGGGTGATTCCGTTTGGCAGTTGAATTGTTCATCCAGCATAACAGCACCATTCAATTCCCCGTTGTCGAGGAAGGCGCAAAGTTGACCTTGGAACGCAAGGGAACCCCCGGCAAGTTAGAGTTCACCGTTGTCAAGGGGCCGGGGCTGAACTTTGCTGAAGGTGATCCGGTGAAGCTGACTGTGAACGGAACCGCCATGTTCTATGGGTTTGTGTTCAAGAAAAAGCGTGACAAGGGCGGCACCATTGATGTTGTGGCCTATGATCAGTTGCGCTATCTGAAGAACAAGGACACCATCACGGAAGAAGGGCTGAAGGCTTCCGACCTTCTGAAGCGCATTGCAACAGATTTCCGGTTGAACCTTGGCACGGTGGAAGATACCGGTTATACCCTTGAAACCATCGTGGAAGAAAACCAAACCCTGTTTGATATGATCCAGAGCGCCCTTGATGAAACCCTGATGAATACCAAACAGCTTTATGTTCTATATGACGATGCCGGGAAGCTAACCCTGAAGAACATCAATACCATGAAGCTGAACCTTCTGATTGATGAAGAAACCGGGGAAAACTTCAGCTATGAATCCAGTATTGATGAACAGACCTATAACAAGATCAAGCTGGCCTATAACGATGAAAAAACCGGTAAGCGGGAATTGTTCATTGCACAGGACGGGGCAAAAATGAACCAATGGGGTGTTCTTCAGTATTTTGAAGAAGTTCAGACCAAAACGGGCGCTTCCGCCAAGGCGGATGCCCTGTTGAAGCTGTACGATCAGAAAACCCGCAAGCTGACCATTCAGAACGCTTTCGGTGATGTGCGGGTTCGTGCTGGAAGCGCCGTGGTGGTGGCCCTGAACCTTGGCGATATTGTCACCAACAATTACATGGTGGTGAACAAAGTCACCCATACCTTCAGGGGTGATGAACACATGATGGAACTTGACCTGATCGGGGGTGAATTTATTGCCTAATCCTGTTGAAGTGGTAAAACGGGCGGCGGTGGAAGCTGTGGAAGCCGGGAAACCGGTGAACATCCTGTTTGGAACTGTCCTTTCCGCTTCACCCTTGAAAATTCAGGTGGATCAGAAATCCATCTACACTTCCAAAATGCTGATCCTAACCCGGAATGTGACTGATTTTGAAGTTGATATGACGGTGAACCACAGCACCGAGGACAAAGGCGGTGGTTCCGGTGCGGCGGCTTATGAAGCCCACAAACACGCCTATGTTGGCAAGAAAACCTTCAAGGTTCACAACGCTTTGAAGGCCGGTGAAAAGGTGCTTCTGATCCGGGTTCAGCAAGGAAAGAAATTCGTGGTTATTGACCGAGTAAAGGGGGCTTGATGATGATTCCGCAAGTGCAGGATGATATTAAACAGGATTTCACCATTGAAACCCTTCCAAGCCGTACTTTCAGGATGAACCACAACAACCTGACCATCATCGGCACCATTGATGAAATCCAAGCTGTGGAACAGGCGGTTTTTCTAATCCTGAACACAGAACGCTATGAATGGTTGATCCATTCTTGGGATTATGGGGTTGAACTTCATAATCTGATCGGGAAAGATGTGGAATACTGTATTCCCGAAATTGAACGCCGGGTTCGTGAAGCCTTGCTTCAGGATGATAGGATCACGGCGGTTCAGAACTTTGAATTTACGGTGAACAAAAAGAAAGTGCTGACTACCTTCACGGTGGTCAGCATTTTTGGCGAAATCAATGCAGAATTGGGGGTTGAAATCTGATGTATGAAGCACAGACCTATGAAGCAATCCTTTCCCGGATGCTTCAGAAGGCGCTTTCTATCAATGGCAATTTGGACACCCGTGAAGGTTCGTTGGTTTGGTGCGGTGATGCCCCCGCCGCCGTGGAATTGCAGAACCTTTATATTGCCCTTGATACGGTGCTGAATGAAACCTTTGCAGACACCGCAACCCGCCCTTATCTCATTTTGAGGGCGGCAGAAAGGGGGCTGAAACCGCAACCGGCAAGCCCCGCCGTGTTGCAGTTGAGCATTACACCAACCACCTTGCACCTTCCCATGAACACCCGCTTTTCCATTGGAGAACTGAACTATTATGTTTCGGCTGACCGTGGAAGTGGTAAGTATGAAATCACCTGTGAAACCGCTGGTGAAGCCGGTAATGACTACACCGGAACGGTGATTCCCATTGAGTATGTGGACGGGCTTGAAACCTGTTCCATTTCCGCCGTGGTGATCCCCGGTGAGGATGAAGAAGATACCGAGGTTTTCAGACAGCGTTACATGGATAGCCTGAACGCCCAAGCCTTCGGCGGCAACCGTGCGGATTATCTGGAAAAGGTGAACGCCATTCCCGGTGTGGGCGGTGTGAAGGTATATCGGGTTTGGAACAGCGATTTGAACCCGGCCAAGCTGATCCCGCCCACGGGAACCGACACTTGGATCAGCGGCCTTTCCGGTGTGTCCGAGGAAATCAAGGCGTGGTTGGATGCCGTGTATGCGGCGGGAGCCAATAGCAAGCTGACCGTGGGCGGAACCGTGAAGCTGGTGATCATCAACAGTTCCTTCAAGAAGCCTTCGGAAACCCTTGTGGATCAGGTGCAGACCGCAGTTGACCCCCTTCAGAACGCCGGTGAAGGCGTGGGCATTGCCCCCATCGGCCATGTGGTGAGGGTTGAAGGCGTGGGTGAAGATACCATCAACCTTTCCTTCGATTTGTACTATCAGCGGGAATGGAGTTGGGATGATGTTTCCGCCTATGTCACGGAAGCAATCAACGGTTACTTCTTGGAACTGGCCCAAAGTTGGGCAGACCAGAATGAAGCCCTTGTGGTTCGTATCAGTCAGGTGGAAAGCCGCCTGTTGGGGATCACCGGTATTCTGGATATTGCCAACACCAAGATCAACGGTGAAGCGGCGAACTGTACCCTGACCCTTGACCACATCCCGGTTTTGGGAACCATTGAGCCGGGAACCATCGTGATCAACGGATAAGGGGGCCGGGAGCATGGAACGCAAACTGATTGATTATCTTCCCTATGTCATTCGTGATTATGCGGAGTTTCAGGGGATCATGGGGAGCGAACAGCCGGAAATTGAAAAGGCATGGAATACCACGGATGATCTTCTTGATAATCAGTTCATTCCCACCGCTGGAAACATGGGCCTTTCCCGGTGGGAAAAGATTTTGGGGATCACCCCCAAAGGCACGGACAGTCTTGAAGATCGCCGGTTCCGTATTCTGACCCGGATCAATGAAGAACTTCCGTACACCTTGCCCCAGCTTCGGAACATCCTTGAAACGCTATGCGGGAAGGGTAACTATTCCGCTGATGTGGAAGAAGGCACCTATCAGCTTCTTGTGAAAATCGGGTTGGCCGCAAAGAACAACTTCAATGATGTTGAATCTTTGCTGAACCGGGTTGTTCCCCAAAACATGGTTGTGACCTTGCTTCAGCTTTATAACACCCATGCGGAACTTGGGCGGTTCACCCATGCCCAGCTTGCCGCCTATACCCATAATCAGTTGAGAAACGAGGTTTTGAAGAATGGCGAATAAAACAACCAATTACAAGCTGACTAAACCCCTTGAATCTGAATTTTATGATGTAGGGGTTCAGAATGAAAACATGGATAAGATTGATACCCAAATGAAGGCCAATGCGGATGCCGTTGAAGCCCTTCAGAAAGGTCAATCCGGGAAGGCTGATCTGGTGGATGGTAAGGTTCCCGCCGAACAGCTTCCCGACATGAACTATGATCCCAAAGGTACGGCCCAAAACAAGGTGAGCGAACACAACCTTGATCAGACCGCCCACCCGTATCTGTTGAACCAGATCGGAACCTGTGTGGAAGCCGCACAGAACGCACAGGATGCCGCAAATGCGGCCTTGGATGCTGTGTCCGGTATCGTCTATACCATCAATGTTCTTCCTTCGCAGAATGGCACCCTGACCTATAACGGACAGGCCCAAAGTCCTTCTTGGAACGCTTATAACCCCGATGCGCTGACCTTGGGCGGCGTGACTACCGGCACCAATGCGGGAACCTACACGGCCACGTTTACGCCCATCGGCAAGTATGTCTGGACGGACGGCACGCAGGAAGCCAAGAGTGTGTCGTGGACGATTGGCCGAGCCGAGGTCAAGAATGTGCCGGCACAGACCGGCAGCGTGACCTATAACGGCTCGGCGCAGTCCCCTGCATGGAGCAACTATAACAGTTCTCAGCTGACGATCGGCGGCACGAGCAGCGCAACCAACGCTGGCAGCTACAGCGCCACCTTTACCCCGACTTCCAATTATAAGTGGTCGGATGGGACGACTACGGCCAAGAGCGCTTCGTGGACGATCGGCAAGGCGACCGGCAGTATTACGCTGTCCGCAAGCAGTCTGAGCCTGACCTACCCGAAAACCTCTGGCACCATCACTGTTACGCGGCCGGGCAGCGGTACGGTGACCGCATCCTCTGGCAGTACGAACATTGCAACGGTAAGTGTTTCCGGCACCACCATCACGGTGACCGCAAAGGCGACCGGCAGTGCCACTATTACGGTCAATGTGGGTGCAGATACCAACTATACTGCACCGTCCAGCAAGACGTTCACGGTGGCCGTTACGCTGGTGTCCAAAACGCTCAGCAGCAACAGTTGGGCAGTCATCAAGGCCGTCAGCGATGCTGGTCAGGGTGCAAACTACTGGTCTGTTGGTGCCACGAAGTCCGTGACAATCAATGGCAAGGTGGGTGCGACTACGATCTCCAGCTTGAAAGTTGATGCCTTTATCATCGGTTTCAACCACAATTCCGGCAAGGAGGGCAGCAACCGCATTCACTTCCTGTTGGGCAAGATCAGCGGCAAGTTTGTTGGTCTGGTGGATAGCAGCTACGGCAGCACGACTTCCACGTCTGGCGCATTCACGATGAACACCAGCAACACAAACTCTGGCGGCTGGGGGAGCAGTCAGATGCGGAGCAAGGTGCTTGGTAGCGCAAGCTCTCCCACCAGCCCGACCGCCAACACGTTGCTGGCCGCACTTCCCTCTGACCTGCGGGCGGTGATGAAGTCCTGCACGAAGTATACGGATAATAAGGGCGGTGGCAATACCGCCAGCAATGTGTCCTCTACCACGGATTATCTGTTCCTGCTGTCCGAGTATGAGGTCTTTGCAACGCACCAGTATTGCAATGATGCGGAGCCGAACTATCAGGCACAGTACGATTACTTCAAAGCGGGTAACAGCAAAGTTGCCAATAAACATTCCGCCACCGGAACGGCGGCGGTCTGGTGGCTGCGGTCGCCGGGCTCCACCGACATCACCAACAACTACTACTTCTGCGCGGTTTCGTCGTCGGGGTCGTTGGACTATCACGGCGCTGGCTATGCGTATGGTGTTGTGCCCGGCTTTGTTGTCTAATCCCCCGCAGGGATTCTCGACTTACTCAAGCCCACGGAAGTGGGCGGAAAACAGCAAACTTTCCTAAAAAAATTCAAAGGGCGCGTCAGCGCCCCGCGCGATTTTTTGAAAAAAGATACTGAAAGTGCTATCACTCAACTGTCTTATGAGTGCATACACGGCACGAAAAACGCTATACAATACTTTCAAAACCTGTTTGTTAGGAGGTATTGTATGGCAACTAACAAGCGCGTCTTTACACTGCGCCTGTCCGATGAAGTTTTTGATAAGATCGGTGTTCTAGCAACAAAAGAGCATCGGTCCATCACGAACTACATAGAGTATGTGCTGCTCAAGCATTTGGAAGAAGTTGAGCGAGAGCAAGGGGAAATCAATCTCGATGACCCCGAAGGAGACTAAAGTATCATGTCAGTTTTGAAATCCAAGCGCACAGAAAGCAAGGCGGAGTATGTGAATGTCGCCAATGCGATTTACATTGAAACGATAAACTTCCTGACCCGCATTTCCGCAAGGTATTCCAGATTGATTGCAGAACCGGTTGCAAAGCTGGCAGGCGAGGTGATAGACCACGCCGAAAAGGCAAACAGCATCTATCCCTCCGACGATCAGCGGCGCCAGCTTCGTAAAGCACATCTTCTGGAAGCGCGGGCATCCCTGATGGCGCTGGATGTTCGGTTGACTCACTGCTATCTCATCATGACCCAGAACCCGCAGGGATGTTTCACAACTCCCTCAGGGAAAAGTGTCGATGCGAAGAAAGCAACTGAAAGACTGGACAAAATGGCTCAAAAGTTGGGTGAGCTGATTGACAAGGAAAACGACCTGCTGCAAGGCATGATCGGAACGGTCAATCGGAAAGCCTGATTTTTAAGTGGGTGTATCTCTGTCAATTCTTGCGGCGGCGGTCTGGTGGCTGCGGTCGCCGAACTACAACAACATCAACAACAACAACTACTTCTGCGCGGTTTCGTCGTCGGGGTCGTTGGACTATAACAACGCTAACAATGCGTATGGTGTTGTGCCCGGATTTTGCAATGCTTGGTCACATGGAGTAGCCATAGGTGAAAGACGACCATAGCAAAAGGAGAGGTACTTCCCTGAGGGTCAAACCTCTAAAACTGCTTTTCGATATGCTGACACGGACGCTTCTTGCATGGCGCGGGATGCATCTTACCGCGTTTCATGTGCCGGCATAAAGCAGATTAGACGATGCCCTACAATTCATCTGTACGAGGAGCGAATACTTTTATGACAAGTCAGGAGCGCCATGAAGCACGATACCAGCGCCGCCGGGCAGCACGCCGAGCCAGACAGGAAACTCGTTGTGCCGCCCTCGGTTCGTTGGAAGAAGTATTCAGTTACCACACGATGTTCAAATATGGCCGGAAATGCTGCAACGGTGTACGCTGGAAGCAGAGCACGCAGAACTTTGAGCGGCATCTGTTTTCCCACACAGCGAAGCAGCGGCGGCTTATTTTGGCCAAAAGGTGGCGGCCTAAGAAATACGTTCATTTCACGGTCTGCGAACGCGGCAAGATTCGTGGGATTGACGCTCCTCATATTACAGACCGACAAATCCACAAGGTCATCAGCAAGGAAGTGTTGGAGCCGCTTTACGACCCCAGCATGATCTATGACAACGGTGCAAGCCGGATTGGTAAGGGACTGCACTGGCAGATCAAGCGCATCAAACAGCAGCTGGCACGGCATTACCGCAAGTATGGCCGTGCGGGCGGGGTGTTGCTGCTCGACCTGAAGAAGTTCTTTCCTTATGCACCCCATTCTATCATCTATCAGCGGCACCAGCGGTATATCCTGAACCCTGATTTTCGGCGGATAGCAGATACCATTATTGATACTGCTCCCGGCGAATTTCCGGGCCGTGGGATGCCGCTGGGCGTTGAGCCGAGCCAACAAGAAATGGCGGCAATGCCCAGTGCTGTGGACAACTGGATCAAATGCCAGATGTCCACGCATAGCGCCGGACACTACATGGATGATTACTGCATCATTCTCCCGGATATCGAAGATCTGAAAAAGCTGGGCCGCGCTATCGTGCGCCAGTTTGAAATCCGCGGCATCCCGGTCAACAAGAAGAAATGCAAGATCATCCCTCTGACAAAGCCTTTCCGCTGGTGCAAGGCTCGTTTTACCTTGACCGAGACCGGGAAAATCAAAGTCAATGGTAGCCGTGACGGCGTGATACGCGCACGGAGGAAACTGAAGCTGTTCCACCGTGAATGGCTGGCCGGGAAACGTACCCTGCAGGAGGTAGCGCAGTATATGAACTGCCAAGAAGCCTACTATAAAAATTTTGATGACCATGGGCGGCTGCTGCGTCTGCGGCGGCTTTGCTATGCAATTTTTGGAGGTAGAGTGCCTTGTTCAACAAAATCATCAAAGCCAGTGATGGCACCGTCCTTGCCTTGACCGAGGACGTGACCTACATCAAAAAAGCCGACAACGGCTGTTATATCCTCTGCCCGGAGCCTGATGCTTCGGGCATTTCTTATGCCGGCACTCCGTACCACCTGTTTGGTCGGAAGCCTCTGGATGATGCAGAGAGCGTCATTCTGGAGCCGACCGACATTGGTGGCTGGATTATGGGGGCGAAAGCTGCCATCGAGGATGCCGACGAGATGAACGTGGATCAGGCTTATCGCCTGACCCTTCTGGAGTTGAATGTCTCCGATACGGATGACACTGAGAATACCTGATAGGAGGAAAAGGCAATGAGCAAAGCAACGGAAATGGTTCTGTATCGCACCTGCAAGCGCATGATCGAGCGCGGCAGTACCGATGGTCTGGCGGAGAAGATCGATATTTTCTACGCCGCCGGCAAACTGACCGATGAGCACTACGCCGAGCTGACCGGTATGCTCGCCGAGAAGAAAGAGCAGGTCTAACCTATGGAGCATGAACGCTTTATCGCCCGCCGTCGGGCCCGCTTCGTCGGGATTGACGGGCGTGTGAACATCCCTTATGGAACCGTCCTGAGTAATCAGGGCGGTTTTCTTATACACCAGAATAAGCGCGTATGCACTGTGAGCAGCCAGAACGCTCTGGACTACTTCGTGCAGGACGACGACGGCGCTGGTGACCTGCGGGGGAAGCTGGTTGACAGCATCCAGCGGTGCCTTGAGCGCCGGGATGCAGCCTACCAGACCCGCTGGAACCGGGTTTGGGCATCGGCACTCTGCCAAAAGTACCGCCGCCCGGAGTCCGAAGACTACTGGCTGTGGGCGAGAGCGTTTTTTGATGCTCCGATTTTTGATTTGCAGGCAATCGCCGCGCTGGTTCAGTGAGGGGGATGGCTGTGAATCTGAAAGAATTGTTCTGGAGCGGTGGCGGGATGGTTTTGGTGCTGCTCTCGCTCATTGAGGTTTCGCCCATCAAGATCAATCCGTGGAGCAGGCTTGCGAAAATCATCGGACACGCCCTGAATGCTGAAGTGCTGGAACAGCAGAAGCAGACCCAGAAAAAGCTGGAGGAGCATATCCAAGTTGATGATGAGCGCAATGCCAATCTTCTGCGTACCCAGATCCTGCGCTTCAATGACGAACTGATTGATGATAAGCACCACACGAGGGAGCATTTTATCGAGATTTTGGCCGTCATTGATGCCTATGAGGACTACTGCCGCAGTCACCCCGACTACAAAAACAACCGCTGCATCTGTGCGGTAGCGAATATCAAACGGGTGTACAATGAGCGGCTTCAAAAGCACGACTTCTCTTGAAGGAGGTTTTCTACATGAGAGTCATCGTCTATCAGGCCAGCGACACATCTGCCCTGAGCAAGAACTTCACCCGCAAGGACTTCAAGTGCCCCTGCGGGTGTACTCGCCAGATGGTCGATTCGGAGCTGGTCGAAAAACTTCAGGCCATCCGGGATAAGCTGGGCAAGGCCATCAAGGTGACCAGCGGATACCGTTGCATCACGCACAATGCCAGCAAAACCGTTGGCGGAAGCCCAAATTCCAAGCACCGCTATGGTATGGCGGCAGACTGGCGCATGGTGAACCGCAGCATCAATCCTGTGGCCTTGGGCATCATCGCCGCCCAGTATTTCAAGGCGGTGGGCATCTACTGGTATGACGGCTGCGCCATCGTACACACCGATACCCGCGATGCAAAGGCAACGTGGCTGTGCGATGCCCCGCGGCACTACCCCAGCACCACCTACCAGAAGTTCATTCTGCCGACCATCCGCCGGGGTTGCACCGGGGATGCAAACCGTGCAGCCACGAAGATGCTCCAGCGGCTGCTGGGACTGACCCCGGACGGCATTTTCGGCGAGGGCACAGAGAACGCGCTGCTGAAAGCGCAGGAGGCTCATGGACTGACGGTGGACGGCATCTGCGGCCCTGCCAGCTGGAAGGCCATTTCCGGGGCTTCCAAGTACCTGTGAAACATCCGATATAACCAACTCGACAAAACGGCGCAGGGGTAGCTCTCCGCGCCGCTGATGCTTATAGGAGGCAATATCATGGAAGCTATGCTGAACTTTATTCCCGCTCCCGTCGCCATCATCTTGATGCTGGCGGGTTTTATCGCACTGGCAATCGGCGGTATCCGGTTGGGCTACAAGGCCACCGTCAAGGATCTGGCTCTAGAGCTGGTCGAAAAGGCCGAGCTGTCCATCATGGGCAGCGGGCAGGGTGCCAAAAAGAAGAAGCAGGTGTTCGCCGCTCTCCGCGCCAAGTGCCCGGCGGCTATCCGCTGGGCCATCACCGACGAGGTGCTGGATACTGTCATCGAACACGCCTTTGATGTTATGACCGCAGCACTGGGCAAAAAGTCTTGACTGCTGAATGAGTGCCGTGTAAAATATAGGCACTTGAAAAGCTTCGGCTTTTGTAGAGAGCGGCCCGGCATGGTCCACTCTTGATTTTATATTTGGCTACCTCGGTAGCGCGCAAAAATCCCCCTGCATTGACCTTCGGGCCAGTGTAGGGGGATTTTTTGTTTGTTAGAACTTCATCTGTGCAGCGTCTTCAACACTCACGTCGTCGAAACACCGGGTCAGTTCATCAAGGACTTTGCGCTGTGTTTTCTCACTCAAACCGGCGTTGCGCATCGCCATGACACAGTAGCCGATGCAGGCTGCGTTTGACCACGGTCCATTCAGTGACAGGAGCATTTCTTCCATATCGATTACCTCCGAAGATCTCCATTGTATATGCGAACAAGCACCCAGTCAGACAGGGGCTTGACGTTGCCGCCCCAGTCCCGGAGGGCTTCATCGGTGCCGCAAGCCTCACAGATGTACACGCCATTGGCGTGGCGACTCAGTGCTCCGTGGGTCAGCTTGTCCGGCAAGTTTTTCCGTATTTCGGAAAAATCTAACAGGAAATAAAACAAAAAAGACCCAAACCTCATTTCATGCGAGGTTTGGGTCTTTTTTACTTACTTTCTTATTTTCGGTAGGGAACAAAACAAGACGAACACTGAACCAACCATCTCGATTGTACTGTGTTCGCCTAGTTCTCTTTTGGTTGGGGATGAGAGAATCGAACTCCCACAAGTAGAGTCAGAGTCTACCGCACTACCACTATGCAAATCCCCAATATTTTGT